TAAGACTCCGCTAGAGTTTGTGGATCAGCGTAATAACCACTATCTCAAGCAATCTGAAGATCAGATTAAGTCTGTGGATAACAATTTAATGCGACAAAACGACCCTCGTATGCCTCTGTTTAAGGAGTCGAAGTCTTCGACATCCAAAGGTGGAGGCAGTTAATTTTTTGGAGTAAACAATGGCATATCCAACTGTAAATAAGCCTTATGGCTTACTACCGGTCAATTTGATCGGTGGGCAGGTGTTCGCCGGTTCTACTCGCCTGATGTCTATTGCCAGCGGCTATGGTTCTGACATCTTCTTTGGCGACGTAGTTAAGCGCGCATCTAACGGTACAATCGAGAAAGACACCGGCACTAGCACAGCTACGCCTACCGGTATCTTTATGGGTTGTACTTACACAAACCCAAGCACCAAGCAGAAGCTGTTTTTCCAAAGCTATCCTGCTGGTACAGTCGCATCAGATATTCAGGCTTATGTAGCTGATGATCCTGATGTTTTGTTCAAAGTTGCTTCTGTTTCCACTGGTACTACCGTAGCTTTCTACGGCCCAGCACTGGTTGGTGAGAATGCAGTTTTGGTTCAGAACGCTGGCTCAAACAACACAGGTGACTCCGCAGTTGGTATCTTTGGTGGCAACACTGCCACTACAGCTTCCTTCCCAGTTCGCATCGTTGACTTTGTGCCAGATACTGGCAACAGCTCAAACGGTTATTGCGAGTGGATCTGCAAGTTTAATGCACCATACGCAGTTACTACGGTTACCGTTAATTTGGCCGGCGCTAACACCGCTGTAACCACTATAACCGGCGGTCATGCGTATCTCAACCCAACCGGCGTTTAAGGAGTAAGTCATGGCTATTTCACGCGCACAACTATTGAAAGAGCTGCTGCCTGGCCTGAACGCTTTGTTCGGTTTGGAGTATGCACGCTACGGCGAAGAACACAAAGAGATCTACGAAACAGAGACCTCCGAGCGTTCGTTCGAAGAAGAAACAAAACTGTCTGGTTTCTCAGCCGCGCCAGTCAAAAACGAGGGCAGTGCCATTCGTTATGACAACGGTCAAGAAGCATGGACAGCACGATACAACCACGAAACTATTGCACTTGGTTTCTCGCTGACCGAAGAGGCTATCGAGGACAACTTGTACGACTCACTGTCGGCTCGTTACACCAAAGGCTTGGCTCGTGCTATGTCGTACACCAAGCAGGTCAAAGCTGCTGCCGTCATTAACAATGGCTTCTCCGCCAGCTACCCAGGTGGCGACGGTGTTGCTCTGTTCTCGACAGCACATCCTTTGGTCTCCGGCGGTACTAACAGCAACACACCATCTACTCAAGCTGACTTGAATGAAACTTCGTTGGAAAACGCAGTTATTCAAATCGCCGCTTGGACAGATGAACGTGATCTGTTGATCGCTGCTAAACCACGCAAGCTGATTGTTCCATCAGCTCTCCAGTTCGTTGCTACTCGTCTGTTGGAAACCAGCCTCCGTGTTGGTACTAACGACAACGATATCAACGCCCTGAAGAACAATGGTTCGATTCCAGAAGGCTATACGATTAACCACTTCTTGACCGACAACAACGGCTGGTATTTAACTACCGACGTTCCAAACGGCATGAAGCACTTTATTCGTACACCTTTGTCGAACTCGATGGACGGAGATTTTGACACAGGAAATGTTAGATATAAGTCAAGAGAGCGTTACTCATTTGGATGGAGTGACCCGCTCGGTATGTTTGGCTCACAAGGCGCATAATCTAGTATCTATGCGGTATCTCAAGGGGGCTTCGGCCCCCTTGTTTTATTTCCAGCTTTATTTTATGATTTCTCGTATCGTATAAGGAGGAGATCATGGATTACAGCGAATACCCAAATAACCGCAAAGAAGCGCAGAAACTCGGCATTAAGTATTATTTCACTGGACAGCCCTGCATTCGTGGGCATGTAGTTTTACGAAAAACCAAAGGTTCTTGTGTGGAATGTTTGCAAGAAGACTGGGTTAAAGACAATGCTAACCGCAGTAAAAAACCTAAAACGGAAGCAAGTAAAGCAGCAGGTAAGCGTTACTATGAAAAGAATAAAGAAGCTGTAAAAGCTAGGGCGAATGCCAGATCTAAAGATGAGATAAATCAGTATAGGAAAAAACACAAAGAAAAGAATCCTGACTATTACAAAGCACTGACTAGCGTTAGGAAACGTCGGCATCGAGATGCAACACCCAAATGGATTACAACTGGGCACAAGCTGGCTATGCGGCAACTCTACTTACAAGCAATGGAACTGACTAAGCTAACTGGCGAGCGGTATGTGGTGGATCACATAGTTCCACTGATATCAGATGCCGTTTGCGGCCTGCACGTTCCATGGAATTTGAGGGTGATTACGCAGGAGGAAAACCTTCGTAAATCAAATAAGCTAGAACAATAGAATTCCTCTTGCATTTCTTTAACCCTCATAGTATAAACCTATGAATTCCGGGTAATACCGGTGTGGCAGACAGTCCCGGCTGACTTCATGCAGACTGCCAACACCTAACCGCATGAGGGAAAATTTAAATGCCTATTTCAACCACCCAAAGTATTTGGCGCTCTGGCGGCGGCGACACGACCCGTCAGGCTTATTGTGGCTCCGGCCTAATGGCTGCTTCTTTTTATGTTGCTAACGTAGCTGTATCTGGTAACGCTGTTGTTGCGTCCGGTCAGTCTTCCGAAGTAATTCTTCCAGCTAATGCTGTAGTAACGTCAGTTACTATCACTACACCTATTACATCTGGCTCAATCAATGTTGGTTTTACTACCGTTACTGGTGGTGTATCCGATCCAGCTTTCTACGCAAATGCTACTGCTGCTACTTCAAACCGCGTGATTGTTGTTGGCGGTGTAGGTAATGGCGCTGGCCTTGGTACTGTAGCTAATGCAACGGTTAACACTGTATTGACAACTGAGAGCGCAAGCGCAGGTGTTGGCTCTGTAGCTGGTTTTGTTACTTACTTCGTTACTGACTATTTGTTCGGTCAACAGAACGTCTAATAAGGAGGCATCACCATGATGCAAACAGACGTTAAGGCTACTTGGTGTAACGCGGGCGGCAAAACTATTGTGTTTGAAGGTCGCACTCGATTTAAGGGTGTGACCATTAGTTCCGGCATTGGCGGCAATGTAGCTGTTAATAACGGTACTACTAACATTTGGTTCTTCGCTTCCTCTAGCGGCGTTGGCAGCTCGTTTAATGTATTGCTACCAGGTGAAGGCATTATTGCTTCTGGCAATTTATCTGTAACTTGTGGAAACGCTTCTGCGACAGTTATCTATGGCTAAGACTCCAGCATGGCAGCGCAAGGAAGGAAAAGCTCCGTCGGGCGGATTAAACGCCAAAGGACGGGCGTCTTACAATGCAGCCAACCCGAAGAAACCAGGCTTGAAAGCCCCTCAACCAGAAGGTGGTTCACGGAAGAAGTCATTCTGTGCGCGGATGGAGGGGATGAAGAGCAAGTTGACATCTCCAAAGACAGCAAAAGATCCAGATAGTCGGATTAACAAATCGCTGAGGAAGTGGAAATGTTAGATATAAATGGACTATGGATGACTGTATTAAGTCTGTTCACTGGTCTTTTTGCTTATATAGCGCACGAAAAGTTTGCTGAACTAGCGCGTATTACGATCTTACTGAACAAAACCCGTGAGGAGATTGCTCGTGATAACGTCACTAATGCAGAAGTTGAACGAATTACTGACCATATTGATCAACGCTTTAATAGGCTTGAAGCAAAAATTGATCAACTTATTTCCCAAAAAGGATAAGTCATGAAACACAAAGTAAAAAAATACGCTGGCAAAGATTCTAGTTTGGTTGAGATAGAAGAGCGTTCTACTAAAAGTCCCAGCGTAATAGCAGAAGAGTTAGCTACAGGCCCGATGGACTATGCAACTATGGGTAAGCGAGCTGGTGCAACACCTGCCCGCTCAACAATGTCTGGCCCGGTAGAATACATCTCTGAATCTATTAAAGAAGATACAGAAAAAGAATCGCCGCGA